CAGAGCATCCCTATCCATGTTGCAAGGAAACCCGCAGACCCTACAGTAATGCCACTTGTTGGCATCTTCTCTGCTTCCATGCATGGGCCTGTTTCTCATTAGCCCCTCCATGTGGCACAGCCACAGAACCAACAGCCAGAAGTAACATTGGTCTGGAACCCGCCATGTGGATTTCTTGGATTGCCATCCGGTGCCACTTCCGGGATAACTTGATAGTTAAAGCCGATAGAATCTGCACACAGATGAATGCTATTACTGTCACCAGTTATAGGTTCTCCAAGTTCCACAACAGTCTCGGTTCCAAGTTTTGCATGAGCATGTTCGGTCTGACGTTGGCTATCGTTGATAGCCCCGCAATTCCAGCAATAGAAATATCTTCCACGATCAGTACCCTTAGCCGCTTGTTCTAAGCGTTTCTTCTGCTTGGGCAATGATCTGCTGGAGTATTTCCCGTACCGGCTGCGGTTAATCATCCCTTATTCTCCGCAAGATACTTCTGTACCTGCTCATCCGATAATCCCATTTTCCGCTGGAACAGTCTGGCATGTTCGTCCAGCGCAACAGGAGGAAGAGCAGGGGTCTGGGTTCTCGTTCCTACCGGAACTCCAGTTGACATATTCACTGAAGGCGGTGGAACTGACTGTGTATGTCTCTGTGGATTTGCGTATCTCTTTGCGAGTACCGCTTTGAGTGCCCTTGAGTAATTCCAGTTAGCATCGGCAGTCGCATTGCCCGTCCTGTACTGATTAAACGGGGAGTTCTGAACCTCGAACATCTCACGGGTAATCTCAGCGTGAAGATCGGGGTTCTCGTTGCCGAGCTTGGAAACCTCATCAAGAAACTCGTTCTGGTACTTTTGACGGGCCTGCATCTGCACCCGTTCCCTTTGCTCCAGAACCCGATTGACATCAGCAGCCGTACTGATAATTTCGTTCTCAGGCGTATTCTGCTGTTGCTGGGGCTGAAGCGAAGTCATAAACTCGTCCATTCGGGTCATGAACTGAGTAACGTTATCCTCCATTCTCTTGACCCGCCTACCAAGCGCACTGCGCTCGGACTGATCGGTAGGTTCGATGTCAAATGCCGGTGGTTTAGGCTCAACAGTGGGTTGAGGAACCCCTTGAGCATCTGGTTGAACATTCTGACCGTCTGCCTGAATAGGAAGGGGCTGCTGTGTCTGCCCGGCATCGGGGGCCACAACATTCGAGCTTCCCTGGTTCTGCGTAAGGTCCATTAGCCTTAATCCTCCTTTACAGTATTAGTTACATCTGCATCTTCATATTCATTACGTTCTTGGCAGTCTTAACGGGCATACCGATACTGGCAGCCATCTTAGCTGTCTGCTTATCCATAACAACCGTAGGAATAAACTCTGCCAAGTATTCAAACCCCTCGTTACCAAGTTGTTCCTGGACAACCTTCTCGATCATGCACCCCATACAAATGCCTTTCTTGCCACAAGTACACCATTCACTATTCATGTATCTTAGAACCTTCCTTCAACTCCTTGGCCTTGGTGATGAACTCATGCAGCCTGTGGGCCACACGGGGAAGCCTGATGTTCTTGAGATAGCGGTACTCTGCTTTCTCGTCATCCGTGGCTTCCAGATCCATGACCTTGCCATGGAGTTCAGTAAACCTCTGTATATCGTCCTTTAGAAGCTCCTTGCCAACCTCACTACCGTAACAAGACTCGATGAAGGGAATTAGCTTGCCAAGGTCGGATAGAACCTTAGCAGCCTTCTTGCTGTTTAGAGCAAGGAACTTGTTAATTTCTTCAACCGAAAAGGTAAGGTCCATTAGTATGTTCCTTCCCTCGTGTACTGCTCCAAATTACCCTGCGGCAACCCGGACTGGTTGGAAGTCGGTGCAAGATTCGCTTCCGGTAACATCTGCTGCCCACCCTGGGCCATCATCTGCTGCTGTGCTGCCTGTGGGGATTGATCGAACATGTACTCCTGGTAGTCAGGGAACTCGTTGCCGAACAGTTCAAAAGCCATCTTCAGGAGATAGTTAAGAACCTTCGGGGTATTGGGGTTAGGAATATTGGCTACCCGTCCCATCATCTGGTCTATCAGACTAAGCTTCCGGTACTTGTTCTGTTCAACTTCGATGTTGGCTGACAGGGGTGAATACTTATAGTCAGCATCAGGATCAAAGTTCACCCAGTCCTCACCCATGAGCTGGTACAAAGTCTGGGGCTTGGCATGCTGGGCAGTCAGTTGCAATATCATCCAGTAGAAATCCAGTAGGAATGTATACTCAAAAGTTAATGACTTATAATTAGTACGGCCAGAGGTACGAGTCTCTGCCCCGGCCACGGCAGTAGCGGTTGTACTAGCTTCCGTAGGCAATGCTCCCATGGTAGTAGGGAACCTGGCCGTTACCTCATACATGGCATCCTTGAGCATAGCCATCTGGTTCAGTGCCCCACCGACATCATCGGAAATCTTGAATTCAATTAGGTCAGTCTCGGGGTTCTCCAACTCCATGACATGCTCTGGCTCGAACCTGATAGTAGTGTTATCCTCCAGAGCATACTTCCTGCCCTTGAGAGTAGGCAAGGTAGCAAGCTTGGTCCTGTCAGCAGCCATGTTGAAGGTATCGTTCAGGGCCTTTTGAAGCTCCTGCATGTTACGTCCATCAGATAAGCCACTATCTTTTGTAGGGTGAACATAACACCATCCACGAATGATCGGACGGAACGGATTGCCTTTCCCATCACGATTCGGCTGTTCTCTAAGACCAATAAGCACTCTACTAGAGCCAGAAATAACAAAAGTCGTGACGCACTCGACAAGCCTCGCCTCATCGAGTTTATTCCCTGAAGTATCATAGCCGGGAGCAAGCCCCCTTTCTGCCTGTACAACCCACATCTGGCCGAACCTGGTTATTATATCAAACGGTTTCGTAGGAGACTTCGGAGGCTTCTGTTTGTAATCGTCCTTGTTATATGTCTCCCTGCTGGTATCTGTTTCCGAAGGCTCTTTGAGATTCTTAACCAGATCAAGATTGAAATAACCGTAATCCCCAGCCTCAGCAACCAGTTCTTCATAAGTCCTCTCTGCCCGAAGTATCACCCACGGCTTGGTCTGTAGAGAGTAGTCATAAGTGTTAAGCGTAAACACATTCCTGGGATCAATAACCTCGTAGTCGAAGTAGTCAGCCAGAATCTTCTCACCCCACACGGGCTGTTGCTCAACCCTGGTGGCAGGAATCTGGTTCTGAGTATCTATCATCTCATTGCCGTAGATATCAACGTCCAGGGGGACTACCACATCCTGCTGACCTACAACCTGGGGCTGCGTTCTCTGTGTCCACCAGCATACTGCGTACACCTGCCCGAACAGGGCGTTAATAGATCTGCTCCGAATGTACTTGGAAAAGTGATACAGACCACGGCGGTTAAGAGTCTCGTTAATCAGCTTCTTGGCAGCGACACATCTCTCTTTGTTTCCCGGTTCGGTTCCTTCGAGCTTCACCTCCACGAAATCCCTGGTCTGGAAATACTGATTGGCCCAGTCCGATGCCTCTGACAGAATCACTGCGGGCATCTCCGGTATGAAAACATCACTCATCCAGTCGTAGTCTTTGCTGGACCGCTTGCACTCAAGCATGTCAACCTGAAGCTCGAAGTCCGTGACTTCTGGACCGGACTGTTGACGGACAAGATTATATTCATTGTCAACTACGATTGAGGCCAGAACTTGCTCTAGTTTTTCGTCGAACTCGTGAGGCACATTAACAATACTTTTGTCGTCTGCCATGTTTTACCTCAAACTCTCGCTCCGAAATAAGCCTTGTGCCCACCCTTGCGATCAGGTACGAATTGCCCCGCGTACCTCCCGCTGTGGAACCCAGGATGCTTAAATATACATTCTATGGCTATGGGGTAATGGGACCACCGCTGCTGAACTTTATCCTTGACATCTTTCACTAGAAGCTGGTCGCGGTCAGCCCATTCTTCCCATCTCCAGTTCTTTACGCTCTGAATGACTTCTTTGCATGAGTCAAGAAACCAGATTGTGGGGAGGTACACAATATTTCCCTCTCTTGTTATTTTGTTATTGAATGGCCTCCCGCACAATCTGGAGTTCCTAAGCCTCTCCTTGAATCTCTCCCTGCCCACAGTGGCCTTGGTGTCCCATGTCTGCCAGTAGCCACCGGTCCCGATGCCTTCACGCTTCAACTCGAAGAATATGCGGTTCAAGTCCTCGACCGTAGTGGACCCCGTGTTGGGTAACTTCTTAGCGGCCAGAGGGTCTATAAGGTTCAAAGGGAATTTATAATCCTTACTGCGATATGCAACATTCCTTGCAATTTCGAGTGTAACCATCTTTTCAGGCGACGGCGAATACTCCTGATATACGAAGCACTCATTCTCTTTAGAAAGAGCAATCCAAACAATAGCCCAGTTATTTCGCTCATGATAATCAATGCCTCTTACATGAACCCAGCCGTGAGGGATGCCATCGGGGAAATACTTGTCTTCCTTAATGACATGAAGCTGTTCGAACTCCTTGAATACTGCCCCTGTTACCTGCCGGAATATCCCATACCTGCGGATGTCTATAATGTCCTGGTCGTCCACATTGGCATCCCAGCTATCAATGACCTTGGGATCGAATGTGGGATTATCATAAGTCGAAGCCTGGAACACAACGATGTCAGTAGGGTTGCCTGTCAGCTCATAACCGGAATCCGTGTTCTTGTTATAGCGTTCCTTGATGCGGTCTCGAACCCTACGGGTACGGATGTACCCCTTGGCCCTGGCGTAAATCTCGTCGAACTCCCAGCCCATGAACTCGGCAGGAGTAAGGGTATAGATCAAGTCCCCATTAGCAGCAAGGAGTCTCTGAATCTGCTCTTCATAGAACTGCTGGCTGGAACTTTCGTCAATCCACACACTGGCCCTCTGTACCCCGGCTGTAGCCTGAATCTCCTGGTTGAAGGATACGAACTCAATGTAGATGTCAGAACCGCCCTGCGGGTCGGCAATAGTTATTACCGGCTTGCGGATCGTATGTCGCTCTTGATGAGGAACTTCGGGAGATACCGCTTGATAGCCGGGTA